GTTACATCATTCAGAAATGAATCTGAAACAAGGAAATGCCACATGTGAAGGAACCGAATTGACATGATTCCCTTATTATTCAGATCAAAGGCGCAGTCGCAGCCCTTATCTGTTTTCATGAAGCAGATAACATGGATTCCTTGTGCTTGCAATCGATCTATAAGGTCTTTAGAGCCACGATACACGATTAAAGCAACCTTGCCTGTATAGCCAGATTGCTTTAGTGATACTACCCATGGTTCAACATCGGCGTATTCATAATCATATATTGCACCAAAAACTAAGGGGATTCTTTCCAAGGGTATTCTCCGTAATAATCTTTCATGACTTTGTTGCCTTGTTTGAAGAAGTCTAGATTTACTGAACCAGCATTTCCATCAAGGCGATAATTCAAGGTGTGTTTAAATGATGAGTAATTCTTTACACGGGCATGTTGTGTTGCATACTGGAAGAATCTGCGGTCAGCGCCCCAGCCGTGATGCCAAATATGACCGTGATTAATCAGAAACGTTCGTTTAAACAAATAAGATGAAGTATCAACATGACAATGTGGCATTAATGTTTCTTTTTGATCTGCAACCCATACTGGCCACATACCAAGGCTTTCACAATTGTCCTCAATCATTTCTGATTTGTCTGCTGTCCATACTTTTCGATATGAATAAACAAATTCACTATCAGGATTTTCATCCAATGTATCGACTAGAGTTTGAATATGATCTGGGTCGTACCAATTATCTTCATCAAGAAAAGCAACATAGTCACAATTGAGCAGGTGACCTATTGCAGCGTAAACTCGGTGGCCGTAAAATCCATTGGCTCCTACATTATAAGGTAGCACCATGCCGCCCATATTAGGAAGATGCTGGTTTTTTAGTATTTCATTAGTCTTTGCAATAAATTCAGCACCATCTATCACTAGAAGGTGCTGAGTGTTTCCGTAAGTTTGTTCGTCAACGCTCTGTATTGCGTCTAATAGTTTTGGGCTACCAACTGTTGGAGTTACAACTACAACGCTTTTCAGAACTTTGATTTCCATATTATTCCTTTGTTGGTGCGATAACCGTCTTGTTCATACCAAGCATAGGCACTGTTGAATCAGGAACCATGGTGGTTGGCAATGCGCCGTCCCACTTTTCGGCCTGAATAAGGGCTACAAGACTTGGGTTGGCTGCAAGAGCGTCACCCTTTGCCTTAATGGCAGAAGCTTCGGCTTCACCCTTAAGGGTTGTGGCTTTTGCTTGTGCAGTTGCGTTTGCTAGAACAGCTTCGGCAGCAGCGTTGGCCTGAATAACCACAATCTCGGCGTTTACCTTTTCGCGCTCGGCGTTCTGACGAATCTTCTGCACTTCAATTTCGGCCATCATTCGGGCCTCAATCGAGTTTTCATATTCATCCGAAAAGTCGATATTTTCAATCTGCACAGACTTAATATTGATAGGATATTCCGCCGTTACTTCCTTCAAGTTGTTAAGAATGCTTAGACCAAGACCATTTCTATCTTGCACAGCCTTAAGAGCGGTGAACTGACCAAATGCTTCCTTAACTGAGTTGAACACATTTGTATTCAATGCAGTGTTTACTAGGCCTTCATGGCCACCAAAGCGAGAATAAACTTCACCAACCTTATCAACAGGAATTGAGTAGTTTACAGATACGCGGATACCTGCTGTCTGCTGATCATAAGAATATGATTGCAAACCAGATCCACCGCCATCAAACAAAGCAGAATGGTCCTTAACAGAGATATCGACTACGCGATCAAAAATGGGAAACTTGAAGCCTAGACCAGGTTCAGCGATACCAACAAAAGCACCTGTGCGCAGAATTACGCCACGATAACCTTGGTCAACGGTATAGAAACCGCCAAGGGCAATAAAGAAAACAAAGAGACCGGCAATCACAACGCCAGCAACTTTAAGGGGATTAATCATCGTATATATTCTCCAATATAGTTCATATTCAATTTGCGGGGAAAATGGAGTGGGGGAAGGTTTTGACACCTTCATGAAACAGGGGGTACCTGAAACGTTTTCTTTAAACTACCCTACATGTTAGCCGTACGCAATACATTATCGGCCAATTCTGTATATATTAACATAACCATAGGAAATGTCAAGTGTTATTATTGTCCGGTGGAACCAATTCCGCCGACTCTATCAGTTGTTTGTTCGGGTGCATCTAGAGTTTCCTTGATAGCATAGTCCATAACACGGACTAGTTCCGCTTGGGCAACTCTGTCACCAGGAAATATATCAATCGGTGCCTCAGAGGCATTAAGCAGGAGAAGGAATGTTTCGTGGAAATAATCAGAATCGATTACGGCTTCGGCATTCACAAGGACAAGGCCCTTCTTATAAGCCACGGATGAGCGTGGGTGAATACGCAGTGAATATCCCTTAGGGATTTCGAATATCAAACCAGTTGGTGCCATGACTCTTTCATGTGGCATGAGTTTGATTGTGCCATTCTGACCGTACGGTCTGGAGAATGTTCCAGAGGTTGAGGAGTAGCCATCATATCGGGCTTTACCGAATGATGAGAATGCCAAATCAAAGCAGGCAGAACCTTCCGTGGAAAACTTAGGTAGTTCGATACCAGTTGGGAATGTTCTGAAAACTTTAAGGGTAGGTTTAGATGCCGGTGAGGCCATAATATACTCCAATCAATTAGTAGGTCTTTTTCTTTCCAATGTTATATTTGGAAACAAGCTGCCAATCACCTTTCTCGGTGAATGAAATTATCTTGATCAATCCCATGTTAGCAACAGGTTCTTTCGTCTTTTCTGGGTCTTCCAGAATTACAAGGCCCCATTCGGCCAACAGGTTGGCGATTGAGTTTCGTCTTGCTTTATCTTCCTCGGAGAAGTCTGACCGCTTGCCGTCTAGAGCAAACAATTCCTTAAAGTGAATGATCGCGTAGCGGCCTTGCTTGTGCAGAATATGACAGGATTGATATAGAATTTTGTCTTTCTTTGAGGCCACTCCAATCCTGGTTAGTGTCTCTTTAATCTTCAAGAATGCTTTATCGTCGGGAAGCTTTACCCACACTAGGTCGCTTAAGTTTATCATCGCTACCACCTTTGTTCAATAATTTTTTTATCTCATTAAGTTGGTCTGCACTTAAAACACGCAATGCTTCTTTGGCCTTGTCGGCGGAATAGTTGAATGCCTCTTGTAGCAATTCAATGTTTTCCTCAGTTTCTCGCTTATACCATCTTTGAAAGGGTCTTTTATAACCTCTGATGGTATTTAGCAAGTAGTGGTTTTGAAGCTTTTTGTCAATCTCTGGATGCATGTTCATTTCATTGGCCCGCATGACGCAATCCATGTGAAAGGACAGCGCCTTATTGACTATGAAGGGAACATAGGTCTTTTCATCTTCCTCCGTTTGCAAAACGTCTTTCTTGGTCTGCAATATAGCGGGAATGATTTCTTTAAATAGGTCAGCCATTGAGTCCAATCGGGTTGGTGCTATAACGATCAAGCAAGATTACATGCTTTTCCTGCGTAATGGTGAATGCCACTTCTAGTTCATCAATAGGAATCAGGAGCATTTCGCGGCTAACACCGTTCTTATCAAATACTTTCTTGCGGGTCACAAATTCATTGATATTTTTATTGGCTTTGTGAAGCACATAAACCGTGCTTTCATAATCACTGGCGTTTTTATACTCAATGGGACCATTAACAAATTCTTTTCGTTTGTCATTTCTCCACTGGTTGGATGGAATATCTTTCCGACGAGGAGTTTCAACAAAATAGATATGATCAACATTGGTCATTTTCAACAATTGATTGCTCTTGACGGCAAACGCATGGAGATTATAATATGGCGACTGTGTTTTGATTTCTGCTTTTTCACCATTCTCAAATTCGAAGTCTTTTTCTTTATCAAAGGGGTCGAAGGCCTCAATGATCTTGTGGCCTTGAACCGAACTCAAATACCAACGGACAAGTTTTTCACCCACGGCGCCTAATGCAGTAATACGAGTTTCCTCGTCCTGTGGTCTGACATTATGCTGCATAATCTTTTTGCCCTTTCTGGCCAATTCCAGATTGATTTGATCAAAGGCCTGCTGTGTAACGTATGGCTCAGAATCAACCCACACACCATCAATATCGATATCGTCCCAAGGCGCCTTATTCGGTACCGTGCTTGTCATTGTTTTCTTTGCCTGTTCTTCCATGAATTTTTTATACTTTTCGATCATGTTTGTTTGGGCCGAGGCCGCTTCTATTTTATCGAAAATCTCCTGACGCAATCTTTCTTTCTCGGACATTGCTTCTTGTTTCATATTATAGTCCTCAAGCGCCTTCTTATATTCATCCATTGTTGAATCTGGC